TAACATTAGCACACTCTATGAATATGCTTTCACCAGCTTCTAGTGGATACCCATCGGTGGTGTTAGTAAGCAATGCAGATCCACCAACATACACAATGTCTGTGTTGGTGCTGTGTGCCTTGAGTGTAACTCCAACCTTGAGTGTTATGTTTGCTTCCAACTGACCAGCAGATGGAGTTATAGTCTTAGTCGCACTAGCTACTTTGCCTGGTCGAGTAATCTCGGAGATCTTAGCTCTAAGATTTCCATTGGTTATATCTGTCTTGAGCGAAGATATAACTGCTGTGTTTGTTTTGATATCTGTCAAGCGCGATACTAATGGATTCGTCTCTAAAGTAAGAGCATTAACTATTGCAGTATCATCTATCGATAGATCATTCGTTACATTTACATCAAGAGGAGTAGTAGCAGTGACTTCGATAGCATCCCCATTTTCGCCCTTTACAACAATAGCTCCACCACCAGTGGTTCCTGCAACAACAAGAGGAATGTTGTTATAGTTAGAAACTCCAGTATTGGCAGATATACTCACAGTTGCAGTAAAGCCAGCATTAGTCATATAGACGTTTAAAGCATTAGCTGTGGATGATAAAGTCGAACCAGCAGAATCAAATAGCTTGGTGAGAACTTTACTACCAAGATCTGAACCAAGGCATGATACAGTATCAGTGACTGCGTTTAGATATCTACCACCACTAACAGCAACAGATCCTGTTACGGTAATACTGTCGGTAGAAGATGAGAAATATCTACCACCAGTAATTGCTACAGCATTAACAGTGTTACCAGCAGAACCAGCTCCACCAACTATGATTGGTTGAGAAATTTTCAGAGTTCCTGTAACACCGATGAGAACTCCGTTAGTCACTCCTTGAATGTTTCCAGTGACTGGTAATTGATATCCAGTGCTTCCTTTGACATATACAAAGCCACCAGTAGTTCCACTATTCTGCACAGTGACTGTTCCAGACACAGAGCCAGATATTCCTAGTATAGTACTTGGATTGGTGGAATAAATATTAACAGGAAGAGGAGTAGTCTGCGATACCCGGAATGCTTCTCCGCTTGCACCCCACATCACCTTGGTTATTTGAACGTGTGCAGCATCTGAACTTATACCATTGACATATAAGTAATCTGTTGCTATACTTGCGGTGTTTCCTGAAACATCAATCGTCAGGTCTTTATCGGTGTCTGCCATTAAAATTCTCCGTATTAGTAAAAGTATGTATAACCATAGAAATAGGAACTAAAATGATATTTGATCCAGAAAAACAACAACAGTTTTGTAAAAAAGTGGAGATACACATAAGCAAATGGAATGGCACATACTTAGAAGCCGTGATGGCTGTCACCGAAGACATGGAGATTGAACCAGAAGTTGCTGCGAAGTTTCTAACAAAACCAATCATCGAGAAGCTTCAAGAAGAGGCACGCCAGATTAATCTTCTACCAAAAATAAAGAATAAACTACCAATTTAAGTATTATGTGTTATAATTACTTATGTCGAGGCGGGGAGTTCCCGTCAAAATTTAACCGTGGGTAGATCCCACAAAGGATACGAATGTCATCATTTAGCGATTTTAAGAACAAGGCAAAGTCAAGCATCAGTGATCTTTCGAAGGCTCTTGAGAGTATCGAAGGAAAGAAGGATTATAAGGATGATCGCTTCTGGCGTGCCACACCGGATAAGTCCGGAAACGGGTATGCAGTAATTCGGTTTCTGCCAGCACCGAAGCAGGAAGAACTTCCATTCATCAAACTATACTCTCATGCCTTTCAGGGAAAGAATGGTTGGTTCATTGAGAACTGCTTGACAACAAGCGGTGCAAAGTGTCCTGTGTGCGAGTTGAATAACGAATTGTGGAATAGTGGAATTGAATCAGACAAGAACATTGCTCGTGAGCGCAAGCGTAAGTTGTCTTACATTTCCAACATTCTTGTAATCAAGGATGAATCTAATCCACAGAACGAAGGAAAGGTATTCCTCTTCAAGTATGGTATCAAGATCTTCGATAAGATCAAGGAAGCAATGTATCCAGAATTCAAGGATGAGAGTGCAATGGATCCGTTTAACTTCTGGGCGGGTGCTGACTTCAAGTTGAAGATTCGTAAGGTGGCTGGTTATACCAACTACGACAAGTCAGAATTTTCTCCTGCATCTCCTCTACTTGGTGGAGATGATGCAAAGTTGGAAGCAATTTGGAACAAGCAATATCCTCTCAATGAGTTTGTTTCTCCAAAGAACTTCAAGGACTATGCAACTCTGAAGACTCGTCTGTATGAGATTCTTGGAGATGATGTTCGATCTGGCGTTATGGATAATCAAAGTCGTGCCGAAGACGAGACGATTGAGACTCCATTCGACAGCAAGGACCCTAGGGAAGAAAACAGGCAGTCTGCTAAGAGTCGTAGTAAGACTTCGGGTAAGAAGCAAGAGCCATCTCCAACAGATGAGCCAGGAGAGGAAATGGATTCTCTCTCGTACTTCCAGAAGCTAGCTGGCGACTGAGATAATTTGTAATTAGTTAATCTTAAGAAAGAACCCCATCTCGGTGGGGTTCTTTTTATTTAACCATATTCTCTTCTGTAATTTGGTAACATGAATGAATCATCTGCAGTTTTTCTGTATACGTCGTATTGATTAGATACTGAGTTTACAATGGTAGCATTAGATCTAGCATCATTTGATACAGACACAGATTCTTTCTTATCGTTTCCTCCAAATACTGCATCTATTAGTTTACCACCCACAGTAGCATATGCCCCTGCAAGTCCTCCAACTGCAATACCTAGTCCTGCCGCAACCCCACCAACTCCTGCCGCAATTCCTCCCACTGCAGCTAATGCTCCTCCACCGCCAACTATGCCTCCTAGCATAGAACCCATACCACCTCCTCCTCCTCCTCCAGGCACTCCTATTCCTCCACCACCACCCCCGCCACCTTCGCCACCACCTCCACCAGGCATTGCTCCTGCAAGTTTTGAAACTTTACCCAAACCTCCTGCAACTTTACTAGCACCACCAGCCATTGCTCCAACTCCTTTTAATGCTCCCATTGCAGCTCCTCCAACGCCAGGCAAAGCTATCGTTGCTGCTACCTGAGCAACTGTAGTAACTGCATCAACAATTCCTGCAATTCCTCTAGCGGCACCTGCTCCTGCTTCTTCTGGGATGTCCGCTGTTTTTAATGTTTCTTCTGCTGCTGCTTGCGCTTGTTGTGGATCTGATCCTACTCCATTGTCGAAGTTTGATTCGATTTTTGTTTCAGAACCCTTAGCTGGTCCAGTTGCTGTTGATATTGAACCACTAGCAGCCACAGGAGTAGGAGCAGCAGCCGCAGGAGCAGCAGCCGCAGGAGCAGCAGCCGCAGGAGCAGCAGCCGCAGGAGCAGCAGCCGCAGGAGCAGCAGCCGCAGGAGTAGGAGCAGCGGCAGCAGCCGTAGTAGTAGAAGCAGCAGAAACTGTAGGAGCAGCAGCCGCAGGAGTAGGAGCAGCAGCCGCAGAGACTGGATTTCCCTTCACAGCCTGAGCAGGATATTCATTAGTGACAACAGGTGGTGTTGGGGGATTTGAAGACACAGGAGACGTAGAGCTGGATTCATCTTTCTGTGCTTGTGAAAATAAAGACATTCCCATTTTTTTTGCAGATTTCAACGCATCAGTTAATGGATTTAATTTATCACCAATTGTTCCAAAATTTTTTGCTGCGGCTTTTACTGCTGGTTTGGCCGCTTTAACAACGCTCATCAATCCAGATATTATATTTTTACCAATACCATATTCCGGTATTTTTAATGTATATTCGTTGTTCTTCGTCTTTATAATCTTATTAGTAATCTGATTTGTTAATGATAGATCTACTAACTTCTTTACATCTGTTTTTGGTAAAGATATAAGCTTATTACCACCAGACATAACTCTAGGAGTATCGGTTGGTTTTAAATACGAATATGGAATTACAGAATTTGATTTTTCATGAGGAGATATAAGCTTATTACCACCAGACATAACTCTAGGAGTATCGGTTGGTTTTAAATACGAATATGGAATTACAGAATCTGATCCTCCAGAAAGAGTTCTTACGATAGTTTCTGGACCATCACCCTTTACTTCTCCAGTTAAAGCTGCTTCTTTCTTATTGCCAGACCTCAATATAGTTACAATCGGAGATTTTGCAAAACCACCAGAAACTTTAGCAGTTGGATCATATTTTGCAGCAAGCTTGGCAATACCTGTATTATCTTCTTCTGAAATCCGATCAATACTAGGTAAAATCTCTACCATTGGCTTACCCACAGCTTCTGTGCTAGGTTCGCCGAAAAACTTGTTCATGAATGGAAGTTTTAGTACAGATTTGTACTTCTTGATGAATTTTTTTATGTTCTTGGTATGTTCTGGTTTCATGGGTTATTTTCTCATAGCTTCATTTTGTTTTTCGATATAATCTTTCATCATATCCATAAAGATATTTCGTTCCCACGGCAGCATTCTTTCAACCCCATCAATCGGTAACTTGTGTTCAAATATCAATTGAAAGTTTAACTGCAAAATAACACTCAGAGATGCATAACCAAGAATAATTCTAAAAAATCGGTAAATCCTCGCAATATAATTGACCGTTTTACCTTATCAGATGTCACATAATCTATTGATACTTCTATTGTTGGAATATTTTTTATAAAATTCAACAGTATTGAGAATTGTTTTGCAGTTAACGACTCAACAAACTGAAGAACTTCTGTGTGTGGTAGATCTTTTGTGTAATAAATCTCGTCACTTGAATGAATTTCAGAGATACACAGAGCCAATAACTCTAAAACACCATCTTCTTCCTGTTTAACTTCATACTTATTGAGAGTCAAGTATGTTTGCATTGTTGGTTGCTGTAGAACTACAGAAATATTTGAATCAATTCGTAGTTTGCTTTCCGATTTCTTGCTAGTGATTTTTACTTTTTGCAAATCCATCGTAGTCTGCACCACTTCTTTGGTTACTGGACAGGTGATGTTGCAAACAACAGACTCTCCTACAGATTTTTCTCTAATTTTTATAAAAAGATACTCCAAATCACAAAATGGCAAGTTTTTGCAATCGTCATTTGGTAGATTTGTCGTGCAATTATTGATGACATTTCGTATTGTCATCATTAAGTCTTCAAATCCTGCAGTTTCCTTAGAAATCATCAAACTTTTTTCTTCACGGACTACAAATGGACGATATGTCACTCTTGTCTGAGAAAATGGTAAAATCTGAGTGTACTTTGGGGTATTTTCAATCAATAATTCTTTTAACATAAGCTAATTCACTTTCAATCTGAGGTTTTTTGTTCTTTTTGTACTTTATAGTAACGATAAATCATATTAACACTAAATTTTAACACATTGTTGAATCCGTTTAATGATTCAAATTGAGTTGGGACAATTTCCATTGGTATGCAGCCATATAATTCATATTTGAGTGGTGTTGTATCTATGTTGTTAGCAATAGATATTGCTTCTATTTCCACTTTTCCAATAACATCTTCATAAAATCTAACTCTATTGTTGAATACTGGTACTGGATCAATTATACCACCAGATTTTGCAAATATAGAAGATTGCCAGTCTTCGAAGTAACGTCTGCTTGCCCAAGATTCTTCTATCATAAATTCTAGGAGATTTCCTGAGTATTCAATGCCATATGGAATTGGAATTATCGAAGCAGATCCAGATAATACATCTTGGTATATTTTAATCTTAGCAGTGGGAACCTGAGCAAGTCCACATAAAAATATGTGCGGTTCATCTATCTGTTCTCCATTTCTTTGTATTGACACTCTAAAACGAGAGGCATGCTGTAGCCCATTATTTTTGCTGATATATTCCATCAATCCCGCTGGAGTTCCGTCATGTAGGGGACTAGCCATTTATTTCTTTCCTTTGAATAAGTCTTTTTCCGTCAAAACCACAAATTTCCACCCATTCGCATGACATAATTTTTTTGCTGATTCCCACTTAGACTTATTTATCTGAAATTGCACAGTCTCTGTGAGGAATGTTTTTTTACTCTTTTTTCCTCTTATTGGTTCTTCTGTTTGCTTTGCTGGTTTAATTTCAACTACCAGAGTTTCTACCATATTGTTCTTTTTCATCTCAAACAGGAAATCTGGATAATATCTGTGTATTTTGTCATCAATGGGGGAAACATAGGGAATAACCAATTCTTCACTAGACCATCTCAAAATATTTTGGTTTTCGTCTAAATATTTACAGAAAGTTCTTTCCCAAAGTGATCTACATATGATGTTGGCAGAATTGCCAATATATTTTTGTGGGTTTTTGGGATTAAACTTACTCTTATAAGGCATAAATTTTAAATGGCTATACAGTTTCCAGATCCAAATTCGTCTGATATTGCTATTTATGACAAACAAGTTGCTGCTTGGGTAAGATTTAGGTGTACTTCATTTAATACTCTAGCAAAATACCGAGTTAATTTCGAAGAATCTAAAGATCCTAACGATAACTATATCCTCCCTCTTCAAAGATATGCTGCACCAAACGTAGCAAGTTATGAAGATGCTGAACCAAGCAAAAGTGATAT